TGATCTTGTTTTTCTGGAGTAATTGCTCCCATAATCTGAGTTCTAACAGGACCATCTGCTGGTAATAATTCTTTGTATGCTTGTGCTTGAAATTGTGTGACTGCTTCTGCAAGAACAGGGTGATTAACACCAGATGCACCTCTGAAAGGTTCTGTTCTTCTTTCGTATTTAAAACCTAAAAGTTCTAAACCTTCTCTGTATGATTGTTCCCAATCACCACGAGATTCTTTATACTCTCTGTATTGTTCAAATAATTTTGTACCTAATGAATCCAAAGCTTGTTCACTTAAAGTCTCTGCAAGATTAATTGCGTGATCTTGTTTAAGAGCTGAGTTCATGGCGTTTGGATCAAAAGAAACTTCTGCTCCACCTTGCTCGTCCATTGTTACTTCTACATTTTCTGATGTTTGAACAATATCTTCGTTAGGTGTTTCTACTTCTGTTACTTCTGTTTCTTTAAATTCTGCGTCGCTTACTGTTTGATTAGGTAAAGCGTCATCAATTAGTGAGGGTTTATCTACCATGATTATCCTTTTAATTTAAACATTGTTACAAGTCCACCACTTTTCCAACCCCAACCACCATCTTTTCTACCTGAACCTCCAGCTTTTTGAGAACCAGATTTAGCTTGTCTTGAACCACCACCCATTCTCGAAGCTCTTTGTCCTTGTTCTTGTGCACTCATACGTGCTGCTTCTTGTGAATTTAAAAAACCTCTATTTGCAGTGGCTAGTCCTTTTTGTGCTGCAAGATCTGCTGCTGCTCTTTCTTGATCTTTTGCTTTTTGAATTAATGCAAGATCAGCTGATATATTTTCTTTTTTATTTACTACACCTTGATAAAAAGATAATCTTTGTAAATCATAATTCGATAACACACCTTTATTTCTTGCTTTCTTTTCATTTAAAGTATCCACGATTTCTTGAGCCTTTTTACTATAGTTTCCGAATGCAGATCTAACATTTAAACCGAAAGGATCTTTGTTAGCCATGTTGGTATTTGGATCTGTGTATCCCATATAAGATTGTGTTAATATCTGATCACCTAAAGTCATATCATAATATTTATCTGGTAACGCTGTTGCTATCATTCCAGAAATTCCAAATGGTATACCAGAGGTTAGTCTTGTATCTTTAGCGCCTAACATTCCTCTTGATAACATTTCATTAACAGATGCTTGTCTTGGAAATCCTTTTTCATAAAAGAAAGATGCAATCGCTCCTGGATTGTTTAATCTGTTTTGTCGTGTATCAATTGCTTGATTAAAATTTGCAACACGTTGTGATGTAGGAACAGTTGGTAATCCACCTCCACCACCTTGTTGAAACTGATTTATGTTTTGATTTATAATACTTTGAACACCTGTGCCTGTAGATGGTGTTGTAGAAGTTGTAGCTGCCGAGGGAGTTGTAGATTGACCATAACCAAACAACGCTAAGTAATCATTCATATTTGGAAACTGTTGTTGTAAAACTGAACTACCTTTGTAGGTATTAATATAGTTTGAAAAGTCTATCGCCATTAATAATACGTTCTCTCTGTTCTTGGTAATGTATCTTCTTTTTCATCTTCAGGATGCACTATAAACCCTCCCTGTCTAAAACGCATTACCGCTTGTGTTGTGCTGTCCACCAAATCATCATGATCTCCATAAGGAAATGATGCACACTCTTCAATCACCTCTTCAGCGAATTTATCTTCAGTCGCCCAAATAACGCCACTCTCGAATAGCGGAGCGACGGCATTGACCCTCGCATGTTTATCGTTACCTTTTGAGGGAGTGTAGTTTAT